AATACTGTAACCCACCTTGATAATCCACAGGAGAGTAGTAATAAAAACCTGATTTGTATGGTTTTACATATAATATTTCAATACTTTCATTAGACATACCAAAAGCAGGTATTCTTAAAGGTTCATCACTTCTTTTAATGTTTGCCCAATCTTTAAAATAAAAATATGCAGGTATTTCTCCATCTTCATTACATTTTTCTGCTCTTAAAGTTTCAATAGGCATATGCTCTACCTGAGCAATACGTTTTCTATCTTTAGTATATATTACTTGTATAGCACATTGACCCATTAATTTTAAATCATAGCATAATTTTCTAACACATTCTTTTTTGAATAAAGAAATCATTTGAGCATACTCATTTGGCTTTCTATTGCCATCTGTTGCGTTTAAACCTTTACCATAAATTTGCTGACTAATACCATTTATAGCAGCATTATTAGTTGGACTTCCATTATATCTATCAATTAAAAACTGAAAGTAATTATTATCAGCACCATACTGAACCCATTCTTTACCTTGAACTTCTTGGATTTCAGGACTTGTATATGTGCTTAAATTAACAAAGCCAAACTCTGATACCTTAGAATTTTTTACAAATTGCCCTAATGTATTTCTTTTTCTATTTTTCATATTACTAAATATGTATTATCATACCCATCATAAGTTAGGTATTGACCTTTATTTAATTCATAATGGTCGTTTTTATTTAATTGGTCTACATCTTGGTCTGTACAGAATATTCTATCTTTATAGATGTCATCTATTTGTTCAGAATCTAAGTTCCATATTTGGTCATATAAATTCCAAAAACTATAATTTGTATTCCAATAATTGTAATCTATGTATAATCTTAAATCATAAAAATGATTTTCTACTAAGATAGGATTAAATGTTAAATTAAAGTTTAAATAATTGCCTGAAGTTACTGCTGATGTTATATCATAGTATTTTGTTACGTTAGTGCTATCATCTGTGATAGATACACTAAAAGCATCGGTGTATTCTCTAGGGATTACGGATAATGCTTGGGCAGTTGCTGATGTAGTTAATATAATCATTACTTATATAACGTAATAATATAAGGAATTTGTACAATCATTTAAGCAAAAAAAAAGCACCCTATTAAGAGTGCTTGATTTTCAATTAAAAAAAACTATTATTATGCAGTTGGGTCTATTTGTGTTGCATCTGGAGTAACTGCGTTATCTAAGAAATAAGGTGCAGTTTCTTCTAACCCTTCAAAAGTTAATGTGAAACCACTTAAATCTCCTGCAGCAGCACCAGTAACAACTGTACCACCTGTGCAATCCATTCCATTTTCAAAACCACAAAGGAAGCTATTACCATAGTAGTCCTCTACAACGATGTAAGGTCTAGCTACTGCAAGAACTTGTAGTTCTGCTTGAGTTTTAGCATCTAAATAAGTTAATGTTAAGTTTAAAGTTTGAGTATAAAAAGTAGTACCATTTTCTCTAGAACTTGTTACAGTTGTTTCTAAAGATGAATTACCTTTTACATCGTATTCGTACCAAGTTGGAGCAGGCGAACCATTTGTGATTGTTGCTTCTTTTGTTGTTGAATCTACTGCAATTGATTGTATAGTTCCAAAGTCAGCAAAGTAAACAGTTTTTATTCCTCCAAAGGCACTTTTACAAGGTACTTTTCTACCTGTGTTTAGTGTACAAGCCATAGTATTTATATTTATTTTAAAAAAAAAGGCAAGCAGATTATTCTACCTGCCTTAATTCAGTTAGTTAATTATTATGCGTATTCTACGATGTCAGAAGCAATACCAAATTGTACTGCAGAAGTAAATCTCATTACCATTCTAACATTGTTTGAAGCATCTAAGTCAGCCATATCTAAAACTTTCACTACGTTAGTGTCGTTTAAGATTCCTGTTCCAAAGTATAAGTTACTTCTTTGTGCTGCATACATTACATCACTACTCATTCCTGGACAAACAAAGATTTTAACACCATTTACACTTAGTGAACCATTGTTCCACCATTGTGTACCTTGTGCGTTTACACCATTTGCTCCTAATCCGTTAGCTGCAAATCCTCCTAATGCTTGAACATAAGCCTTAGCTATTGCAGAAGGAATATAAATGAATAAATCTTCTTTTCCGTATAGTGAAGATGGTATAGCATCTACAACTTTAGATAATTCATCAATTACGTTTGCTGCTGTTATTGCTGCTTTTGCAATTTGTTGTCCTGCTGGAATATCTCCTGCTGCTGCTGAAGCTGCGATTAGTTTTTCAAATCCATCAAATGAATTGTTTACTCCTGCTGCTGTATCTCCTTGCCAAATACATAATTCTGTATTTTGTGCTACTTCTGCTGCTACGTGAGCAATCATAAAGTCAGAGAATTTTGGTGGTAAAGATTGATTTAGTCCATACCCCATTTGTTGTGCTTCCCAATCGTTTACGAAGTCATACTTACATAATTGTAGGTTTACTTGTAACTCAACTGGTTGGATAATTCTTTCTGTAAGTGTTACAGATGAATTAGGTGTGAAATCACAACTAGCAGGACTAACTAAAGAACCTGTTGCTAATTTTTTAATTACTTCTTTGTAAGCGATATTTGCTTTTACTGTTAATCCTCCATCATCAATTGTAGATGCTGAAAGAAGTGCTGCAGCAATATATTCTCCTGCGAACTCACCTGCATACGTAGTAGTGATATTTACAGCAGTTGCTAAATTTACATTTTTTAGATTACTCATTTTTTTTATTATTTATTTAATTTATTTAATACTCTATCTAGTGTCGTGTTAAACTTACCTTTTGCAAATTCAACCTTTTTTGTTTTACTAACTGATTCTGGGTTATGTTTTATTGGCTTAACAGCAGCTTCAGATAATTCTTCTTTTTTTACTTCTTCAGAAAATTCTTCTTTTACTGTTCTTGATTTTAATGGTTGTGAATCAGAACTCATTTCTTCTTCTTCCATTTTACTTTCTTTATCTGATTTTAAATCAGCGATAGCATCTTCTAGGTTTTGGATTCTTTTTTCCATTCCTTCCCAATCTCCAACATCAGCCATTTTTTCTTCATCTTTTTTATCTTCTTCGTAGTCATCTTCTTTTAAATCTGAAGTGATTTCTTCTCCATCTTCTCCTTCTTTCTGTGGAACTTCATCAGATACTTCTCTAACATCTCCGATAATTCCTTCTTCTTCTACAACTACTAGTCTTGAATCTTCTAGCATATATTCGCCAACAGGCATTGCTACTTTTTCATCATCTGTTACGATAAAAATTTCTTTACCTTTTTCAAATGATTCAGCACTTACGATAGTGCCATTTTCTAACTTCATTTCCTCAAGTTTTACCTCGATGTTTAGAAGTGTTTTAATTTGGTTTAACATTTCAGTTGATTTCATATTATTTATATAACGATTATTTGATTTAATTTTGCATTTTCAAGTTATTCTTGTGATTACTCCGATGCCTTGTGCGTGTATTGAGCCATCACAACAATCAATAGAATATTTATTAGTATCCCAACATAAACACGCTCTAGAACTTCCCTTAGGACTTGTTCTACTAGGTATATATGGTCTATTATTATTCCGTTTCATTTGTCAGTATGTTTTTTATTTCATTAAGTAGTTTATCATCCTCTGACATATCTTCTTTGATTGATTCTTTAGGTCTTTCCATTTTATCTGCAAAGTAACCCTCAATAGAAAAACCCTTAACTTTATTAGTTTTAACGTATTCTTGCCAAATATCTTCATTATTTACTTTTACTGCTCCCATCCAAGTACCTACAGGAACATCTAGTCCATATTTTCTTGACTTGTCGTGTACTTTGTCTTCTACTATCCAACTTTCAACAAGTGTTAATCCATTCAACGCTTCTTTGTGTTCTAGTGTTGAATTATTTTGATAACCATTTTTTAAATACATCTGAGATGCTTTCATTATAGTATCTTTTGAAAAGAATATATAATAATCCCCTTCGTTTCCATTTCTGTAAATTGGTTTATTAGGTATCAATAAAGCACCTAATAATATTTTTTTTTCTTTATCTAGTTCTGCTAATTTAATTTCTTGTGAATTTAAAGCAACAAAATCAGATTCAATAGCTGGACTTTCAACAATAGAAATAGCATCTATGCCACTTTCTTCTTGTTCTTCATCTAAAATTAGTTCTATTATTTTCATAATTATATAACGTATTAAAAATTTAAATTTGTATTTATCCTATCGTTGCACCCTCAATAGTGTTTCTTTCTAATGCTTGTGCATTTGTAACTTCACTAGCTACTACAAAGGCTTGTACAGGTGCTTGAGTTTGACCCCCTATAACATCTGCTAATTGATTAGTACCACTTGCTCCAACTATATTAAATGCAGGTGGTGCTGCTGAAGGTGTTACTGAAGATGGAGATGGTATTGTGCCACCACCACTTGAGCCACCTGCTACTGCTGCTGCTTTTTTTGTAGAACCTACTGCTGCCTTTACTGCACTTATAATACTTGCGCCTGTGGCGATTGCAGTTAATATAAAAGGAATATTAAATGGTGGTGGTGCTGTGTTTGCTGCTTTTGCAACTGAACCTGCAACCTCTGTACTCGCTTCTGCACCTGTAACTACTGCTTTAGTTGTAGCATTCTTTGCTGCTAATATTTGTGCCTTTGCATCCATTATAAAGCTTTTTGCAAGTAAAAATTGTTTAGCTAGTAACAATGCTTTACCTAATTTAGTTTCTTCTCCTGCAAGAGCAATAGCATTGTCGTATGTAGCTTGTCTTCTTTCTTGTTTAGCTTTTTCTAATTCAGCTTCTTTGTCTGTTACTGCTTGTTTTCTTGCAGTATCTTCTGCTGCTATTTTATCTTTTCGTTCTTTATCTTGTAAGTCAAATGCATCTTGTTTCTCTTTTAAAACTAAATCTCTAGCATCTTTTAGTGCATCTGTATTTACATTATTTTCTTCAGCTTGTGCTATTAAAGCATCATAATGTTCCTGTATTTTTATTAATTCAAGGTCTCTTTTGTCTTGTTCTGAAACTGCTTCTGCATCTCTTAATGATTTTTTAAAATTAGCTAATTCAGTTGCTTGTGCTTTTTCTTCTGCTGTTATTTGTTTGCTAATTGTATTTACTTCCCTTTGTAATTGTCTTGCTGTATTTGCTCTAGCTGCTTGTTGTCTATTAACTGCTGCTATTGCTTCAGCTTCTTTAGATAGATTTTCTTTATTAGTTCTACTAAAAGTATTTTCTAAAACTTGTGCATCACGCCTTAATTCTAAAAACTCTGTTTCTTTATCTAATAATTGGTCTTCTAATATTTGAGCATCTAGTAAGGCTTGTTTTCTTTCAGCAGCACTAAATTTTTCTTCTTCTCTTGATTTTAATCTTAATAATGCTATTTCAGATTCTAACTTACTTCTATCAACAATTAAATCCCTTTCTATTTTATCAGCTTTGGCTCTCATATCAGCAACTTCTGCTGCTGCCTTACCTTCTTTTATTTGTTCTGCTGTAAATTCTTTTACTGCTTTGGTAGCACTATTTACTGTATCTGTTACACTTTCAACTCCTAGTGTTACTTTTCCAACTGCATCTGCAGCTATCTTACCTGCTTCAGAAAAATTACCTTTAAATAATTGCGTAATTGCTTTTCCAAGACTAGGAACTAAATTTATCAATCCCTCAAACCTAGTAACTAGATTTTCTTTTATTAAGTTTCCAAATGACTTTAATGATTCAACAGGGTTTTCAAATGCACTGATTATGGCTTCTCCTAAATCTGCCATCAAATCAACTATATTTCCTGTAACAGCACCTATTACTCCCATTAGTTTAGCAAACTTGTTTTGACCTTCTTCTGAGCCTTGAAATGCTGCTGCAACTGATGTTATTGCTAGTACTAAAGCACCTAATCCTGTCGCAATTATAGCAACTCTCATTAACTTAAAGCCTTTAGTTGCACCACCAATGCTTTTAGTCATTCCTTGAAAACCTGAAATAGCACCACCTAATTGATTATCTACAATACCTAGTACGCCTGAATAATCTGCAGTATTTGCTTCAGCTTCTTTTAATTGTTGATTAGCTATCTTTCTATCAGCATTAACTTGTTTTAAACCTTGCTTTTCTTCTTGTAATTGTTTTTTAGTTTGTTTAATTAATTCTTTAGTCTGCTTAATGCGATTAGCATCCTGCTTATTCATTCCTTCTAGTTCCCTTTCATAATCACTAATATTATCTTCCAGTTCTTGTATAAGGTCTGTCTGTGCTTCTAAAGACTTATTTAATTCATCAATATTAGCTTGTGCTTGTTTAGTAGTTAATTTAACCTCGAAAGTTTTTGTTACTATTGCCATTTGATGTTGTTTTTTATTTGTTTGTAAGCATCTTTGAAATTTTTAGGTAAAGCATATTTACCTTTTGCTATTTTGATATTTTCAGTTTCTCCTGTTGCTAAATTCAGCAAGTCTAATATATTTTTAATCATAATTTTATTTTAAGGGCATCCACAAGTTAATGAGGTTATTATCCCAGATGAATTTAATACCATAATCATAAAACAACCATTTTCACAATAAGTATCATTGGTTGATGAACCTGATTGAGTATATGTTCCTGAACTTGCTGTGCTAGTTAATGTTGCATTATTATACATTGTATCTCCAATTGATATACTAGTTGCTTCTCCAATAGAATAATTATAATATAAAGTTCCACCACCTGTTCCTTGATATGTAATATTTTCTAAAGACCTATAATAAGGTGTTCCAACATTTAATAATTCTAATTGACTTTTACCATTTGTGAGGTTTGTAGTGATAGAATTTATTTGATAGTTCTGTTGTCTGATTTGTATTAAGTCATTTAATTGTAAATTATGAAATATCTTTTGTGGTAAAATTGCATTAACTTTCATAAGCCTTCTACCAATATCAAAGACATTATCTATGTATGTACTATAATTAGTATTAAAAAGTGTTCCTAAATATTCAGAGCCATCATATTCATTTATTGCAGCAGTAAAATTAATATTAGTTTGATTTGTTGTTCCTACTTCTAAACTATTAGATGGTATAATATAATCATCTATATCTTCTGTACCTGTGCCTGTTTGTAATGCTATTTCAGTTCCATTACTAACTTCTATTGCATAAAAAACTAAAGGCAGACCATAATAGGGTTCTTGATTATCATCAACAAAATATCCGTATTGTATTGTTGTTTCATTAGCAGGTGCTGATACTGCAGTATTAACATTAATTAATCTTTCATATAAAAGATGTTCAAAAGGTATTTCTACTTTATAAACATTATTCGGTGCATCAAAAGTTGCATTATTTAATGTGTATTTCAATGTTCCCCAACCAATATTATTAAGTTGATTATATTGTTTTGCTAAAAAAGTTCCTAGACCTTTATATTTAAATTCTATTTCTTTAAACGGTAAAGCAACA